CTGCGCCAAGTCCATCGACTCCAGTGCTTATTGGTAGCCCTGTCGCATTTGTTAATGTTGCCGACGATGGCGTCCCTAATGCACCGTTATAAGTAACCACCGCCCCAGATGTGCCAAGCGTCTGTCCAAGCGCCGTAGCAACACCAGTACCAAGCCCAGATAAATTACTTGTTACATAACCTGTTGTATTGACTAAATTACCTGAAGCTGGCGTTCCAAGCGCCCCACCAGGCGCAAGATAATCTGATCCAGCTGTCGCCGCACTAACAATGCCCGACGTTCCTTTAAGCAATCCACTTAACGCGGACGTTGTGATAGCCTTGCCTGTCGTACTACTAAATACGGTTAACTGACCAGCAGTCGATGATGCAGGACCGGTAACGTCACCTATGCCTACAGCCGCTCCGTATTCTAGTGCCGTGCCACCACTATTAACCCTAAGTACTTGGCCAGCTGTACCTAAAGCTGTAAGCCCAGTGCCACCCGAAGAGATTGGCAACGCCGTGCCAGAATACGATAGCGTTAATGTTCCGGCACCAGTTACAGGGGAATTTGTTACCGTAAATATAGCTGGCGCAGAAATACCAACCGACGTAACAGTTCCTACGCCAGTTATTGTTCCCCACTTAACGCCATAAGATTGTGTTGAGTCTGCAATTAATACTTGTGTATCTATGCCAACCGGTAGCCTGACATTGTCAGTGCCAGTATTGACAATCAAATCACCCTTGTTCGTTGTCGGCGCTAGTGCATCAAACGCTGATGTTTTGTCTGCCTGGCCAGTACCGCCGGCTGTAATTGCTAATGTACCACCTAGTGTTATAGTTCCAGAGCCTGTTATTGGGCCTCCGGTCGCAGTCAACCCAGTTGCGCCACCTGATACATCTACTGATGTTACTGACCCAGATCCTGTTGTTGCATACTCCAGGCCTGATGCGCCGCTATTTACACGCAACACCTGCCCAGCCGTACCTATCGTACTTAACCCGGTTCCACCATTTCCCGTTGGCAACGTACCTGTTACGCCTGTTGTAAGAGGCAATCCAGTTGCGTTGGTAAGCACCGCAGCTGATGGTGTACCAAGGTTTGGTGTTGTAAGAGTTGGGCTTGTACCAAATACTAACGAACCAGTACCGGTTTCATCAGATATAACTCCGCGTAGTTCAGAAGATGTTGTTGATGCAAATGCTGATAACTTATCTGATGTGTAGGCAACCGTGCCGCCTGCACCAAACGCTGCGGTTGAACCATCCGTGCCGGAAAACGTCAGTGTATTGCTAGCAGTTAACGTCTTTCCATCCGCTACCGTAAGCGTAGATCCCGTGGCCGGAGAAGTGATTGTTACTTTGTTGTACTTACCTGCCGTAATATCGCCAGTCGTATCTGCAATAGTAGCCGCTGAGTTTTGTATCAGCTTTCCTGACGTACCATCGTATCTTGCAATAGCATTATCAGTTGCAGATGCTGGACCATTCATTCCTGCAAACGCGTAGTCCGATCCATTCCAATATACAACAGCAGATGCGCCAGCCGTAATTGTTACGCCTGTCGTTGCAGACGCCTTTACAACAATTGAACCATCCGACGCATTATTTACAAGATACCAATTTCTACTTGACGAACCACCTGGGGCAATAATATTTCTTGTTGTACCAGGCGTCCCCGTAACATTTAATACCGCATATCTTGACTGATTGCTAGCAGAACCATCACCATTCGTTAAGGTAACGCTTCCTGATGTAACATCTAACGTCACCGCGCCAGCAATTGCAACATCAACCGGCGAAGTTAGCGCGTCATTTATCGTGGTGCCCCATGTACCATCTTCCGTACCATTTACGGGCTGCGCTAGTTTTAGTAGGGTTGTGTAATTGACGGTCATGTCGTTACCACCTGCGTCCAAGTTGTCGTAACACCGGGTGCTATATCACCCCAGCTTGCCACCTGCGTTGTGGTAATTTGGGTCCACATATTAAGCAATCCTTAATACTGCATTGGTTGCATCCGCCGCCGGGAATGTCACTACCAAATTCTGCCCTGACTTTGTGATATTCACACCGAAGTTTAATACGGCAACCGAACGATTACCATTGGTCGAGTTATATATCAAAGCGCCATTAGCAGTCAAAGTCACGTCGGTGAACGTGGCGGTATCGAACGTCCAGTAAGCAGTAGTTCCTTGAAAGGCTGGGGTAATGTTTGTGAGGACAATTCCGCCGTCCGAGTAATTGGTTCCACTGGATTCACCCGCTTCTGTGTAAGCAGTCGTCGAGGCACCAAGGTCGGCGTTGGCTGTATAGAGGGCCATCTTAAATACATCGCCCGTCCCCGCGGTAAAGTTATGCAAGCCCTGAGCCAGCTCTACTTTAAAGCTTGTTGTCAGGGTTTGTATGATTGCCATTACACCACCTTATCCCGAACCTGGCCAGACCTGTATGCATCTTGGCGGTCAAGACCGTCACCAAGCCGTTTAGCCAGTGCTAATGCTTCTTTATATCGACCCGTGATGTTTTGAATCATATCCGGCTCACCCTTCAAAAACGTGTAAGCCTCTACTAACGATCCATACAAAAGCACCGAATCAAAATTATCACCAAGCCATGTGCGGTTGGTATCTGTATCTGTTGCTGCTATTGATGTTGGGTAATAAAAGTAATGCAGCTCTACACTATAAGCAGCATCTGGCGTTGGGCCTAACAGGAATACCCACTCTTTCTCGTCCGTTGAATCTGGTCCAAATATGGCGTAGCAATAAGGCTCGCCAGTATTACCAGATCCCGTGGGCGCAGGAAACGCCTCTCGGATAAAGTTCACATCTTTGTTAAGCAGGTACTTGTAAGCCCCGCCTGCATCAATAACCGCCAGTGAATAGGGTGCAAGGAAGTCTGTGGGCGCTTGAAGATACCGATTGTTAATCGTACAGGTTCCAGTCACGTTTTTGCGTAACGATGGAAACTGTATTGAATTAAAGATCCGCTGCTCAGCTTGTTTAGCAAACGTCTGAAGTGATGTCGTATCAAACGTCGTTTCGCAGTAATCTTGTATCGCTTGCTTCAATTCTAACCACGTCATGGTTGCACCCTCGAAAGCGTGTACATACCGTCAATCAATGACCTATTTTGCACTGCTTTAGTTACCAAAGATTTAGATACTTTCAAAAATGCAGCGGCATCCTTTTGGGATAAAAAGGTTGTTAATAGCTCTTTGCAAAACACTGGCCGTAGTTTTGCTTTTGTGCATTTTTGAATAGCTTCAAAAGGCATTTTTCTCCCTTTACTTTTAAGAGAAACTGATAGCCTAAACTCGTCAGTATTCTTTGTCTTCTTTAATGATTCAATACGTCTGTTGCGTACATCTTCGTTCAACCAAGTCTTGGCAATAACATCGGACCTATTTACCTTTGGCTTGGGAATAACAGGTTTATAAGTCTTTTTCACCTGGCTTAATTTTATATTTCGTATTTTTTCCCTAAATTCATCCGTTGTATTTGATACCCTGAGAGATTGAATTGTTTTTTCACGCCAAACAGGGTTAGCCCATCTTTGTTTTGCTTGATCTGACCTGAGTTTCTTCAACTCATCAGAAACCGATGCTGTACGTCCGCTACCTCCTTTTGTAACATTCAAGTTTGGCATCAAGGTCTCAATGAAATGTTTTTCGTACAAGTTTAATGAATCTTTATCAAACGCTACAAAGATTTCCTGAATTTCAAACGTTTCAATCCCGTGCCTAGCTATACATTCGTGCACAGGGAATTTAGGTTTTTTTGATGACCCTGCATGTGACGCTATACGCTTCTTCAATGCTTGTCTTGTCTGCCCAATATACATATCACCAGAAATTTGGTTTTGCAATACGTATATTGAGCCGTATTTTTTCATGCCATCGGACCTCGGCACATCGTACCTTTAGTTGCAGCACCTGCCCCGCGCATTTTAATACCAGATGTCTTGATAGGCTTGTCTAGTTTATTGGTATAAGCACCAACACTCATGGCCACAGTATCCGCATTGCTATGATCAGGCCCAGAACCAGGGTTCGATGAGGCCTTGATCTTCTTACCATCCATCGTATGCGGTTCAGCATATACCGACGCCGGACCAACTTCCTTGCCGCCCTGCTTCATTGAATACTTAGCCATGGATTACCCCTGGTTACGTGCGCGAGCAAGATTGCGTCCCATCTTCTTCATCATCTCTGATGTGGGTCCGCCTTTACGCATTTTGGTTAATGGCTTTCCTGGGTGCATGGCTTTCTCATGCTTGTGTACCGCAGTAGCCGCGGTTTTTTTGTCCTGCTTGATATCGTCTTTCATGTCGGCTCCTAAGATACAGTGACACTGTTTAACAATGCTTGACCCACAAGATGATTAGGGGTCATGCCATAATCGTATGATCTTGCACCGCCAACAGGGTTGAAGCCCCACTCAATTGTTCGGCTTCCTTCAAGAGGAACCCCTGTATAAAGAGGATTGGTTCCTACCGTGTTGTTCGTCTGCATCCCGTTATAGCCTGACTGGTAATACGAGTTGGAATCGGGACGTGGATTCCTTACGGCCTGCGGGTCATTGACCGGATACATTCCTAGCTGCAACTGCGGTTGATCAGGCTCAAAACACGTAGAGCATACCAGTATATTGACATTTTTTGTCTTAATTGTCAGCGGCTTTAGCTGCTTGAGCTTGTAGCGAAATCCACAGCGATCGCACTGCGCGATAGCCCATTTGCCTGATGCAAACTGATTAGGCATTTAGAAGTTCACGCCTAAGAATGACTGCCTTGGGACAAACCTGATAGGCGCCTTCTCACGATCTTCGCCCGCCGCCAAGTCCCATGACTCATCGTACTGAGCCTTGAGCATGGCCATTCTCTCAAGACCGCCCTCTACTTTCATAGACAGCTTATACGCTAAACCTGATATAAGCGCCTCTTGGAATCGGTATGGAATGTCCTCTACGTTTACACCATTCCCTGCGTCTTGCATTCTTCGCATCCGCCAGTAAACCAGTGTGTAATAGGGCGTAGATATAGAACCCTGATCCGGGGCTGGCCACACCGTGACGTTTGGAAACTTAGTGTTACTAACCGTTGCACCTGATGTATGAGCAGAAGCCGTCGTATTGTTTTGACCGCGGACTACATTGTCTAACGTTGCATAAGCTGAAGTGCCCGTTGCCACATTCTCAGCTTGGGTCGAAGTACCGTAGTAATAAATAGTCTCCGATCCAATGTTTGCATATCCTGCATATGGTATCCCCGTGAGGCTAGACATCGGTATTGACGTAGCCGACGAAGAGATATTTGCGGCCAAGGTGCCTGTGAAAACATAGGTCTGCCCGCCTTGTCGGTCGATGTAAATTTGAATGGGCCGGCCAGTGGCAAGCTTATTCGGTATTGTTGAATACGTACTTACTGAGATTCGGCTGATATTAATATCCGTCTGGTTCTGACCTTCTCCTGTGCGGACGATGGTTTCCACCAAGTCAACCGTATTAATCGGCAAAGGGTAAGTAATTTGATTGGCATAAAGTTGTATGGCACCTTGCTCCATGGTCCAAAGATTTACACCTCTGTTAGACCACTCAGTAAGCAAAAGATTTAGCGATCGCCTGGCAGTTCTTAAATCGTAGCCAGAACGTAATTCACGGCCACACCTTTCGTAAGCCTCTTCGACTAATTCGTTTAAATTGGGGTCGAACGATGTTGTGCCGGATGTATAAGCCATTACTTGCTCCTTGCCGCACGCATATTATCCACAAGATTTGGATAAGGTCTGCCCGCAGCTTTAGCCATAGCCTTGGCTTTTGCTTTCTTTGCCGAATCCATGGGCTTTGACTTACCTAATTTTTTAGGTCTTGGCTTATCCCATACCTCACCACCCTCTGCATATTGCGTGAAGTCCGTATCATCCCTTCGGGGCTTGACCTTGGCTTTCGGCATTTTGCTGGGATTGATTATCCCCATTCCTCTGCTGGCTCTCACTTGCGGCTCCTATAAGTGCGGCTAGTCCAAAGTTGCCACTATCTTGCAACGG